CACTCTCAAGGGCTTTTGTTGGATCTTGGCCAGATGCCAAAGACAAACCAGTCTTTAGGGCGGCATTCTTGATCGCCTGATCGGAAGGCATCAAGTTAAGGTTTGACAATGGGCTGGCGGCAGCATCGGCGGCTCCAGCACCCGCTCCAGCGCCCGCGGCCGTTGCGGCATCTATACCGGTGCCAATTCCAGCATCGGCTAAAGCGGCTTGAGTGGCCGCTGTACCGGCAGCATAATCACCAGCACCTAAAAGGCCAGCCTCTGCGCCGCCACTACTTAGTAACTCAGGCAATAACTCAGGGGCAAGCAACATTGCGCCAATACCCAGAATTCCACCCAAACCTCCACCAAAAAACCCACCGCCACCACCCCCCACCGCTGTCTTACTTGTGATGTTGCCTGTATTGGGGTCAACACTGTATCCGTAATTATTGTCAAGACCACTTGTAATCCGACCTTGCGTGTCGTATGTGAACCCGTTTTGGCCTCCGCTGTAGCCAATCAAGTTATCATTGTAGTCGTACTGCGCCTGCAGGCCGGGAATTGTTTCACTGTATGTGCCGATGTTGGCAATTTGCTCGGGGGTCAGGTTGCTCCAACCGAGCGAAGACATATTGCCGTACTGAGAAGCAGGAGCAGTAGCTGGGACAGTAGCAGGGGCCGAAGCAGGGGCCGAGGCTGGGGCGGGCATCACCGCAGGCAAAGCACCAACCGATATGTTATCAACACTGCCGGTTACTGCGGGATTTGAAAGTGGGGAAGAATAAGCATTGCTGTCGAAAACGCAGCAATACGCTCTGTTAATTGTAGTTACGCGCATATTTACCCCGTAATACTCATAATTCCGCACATAGCTTCTGCCCAACCACGCCAGTCGCTGAACTGACGTGCATCAGGGATGCCCGATTGCGTGAAGTAACCGATGCCGTTTAACCCGTCGACCCAGTCCATCCAATGTTCTTCGTCGACATGGCCAAGCTGATTCGGAGCAAACAACTCTTCCATCAGTTTGCAGTAGGTGTCCCACTCCATGCCTCTTGGGTCATAGGTCACCACAGCCGATTCCCCTTCGCTGCATTTTCAGATGCAGTCAGAATCTGAAGGTTCCATGGCACATGAAGGCCGGAAACTGTTTTACCTTGTAGCGGAACCATGTGATCAACTTCATAGTCCAATCCGACACTTCGTAGGGCAGCGCAATACTTGTAAATGCACTCCATCTCAAATTCCTGCCCTGCATTAAGCCAAAAAGGTGTGCGTTGAAGCTTTGCCACTTTCCTTTTTCTTGTTTTCATCGCAAACTTTTCTGGGTTTGCCTTAGCGTATTCAGCATCACGTAGTCGTTCTTGCTTTACGACATTTGGGTCAAGACGACGAATTCTTTGTTTGAGTTTCTTGGCTTCTTTGACTTCTGGCAAACGATTGTATGTGTATTTGTATTCATATTCTTTTGCTTTGTATTCTGGCGTCGAACGAATTTTTTTTAAATGCTCGGATCGTTTAAATTTTGTTTCTGGCAAAGCATTGTGCGCATTGTCATGTGCGCGTTTGCAAGCCCTGCAATGAGACGTATATTTGCCCGGCAGATCACTACGTTTGTAGAAAAGATCAACCGTCTTGGTTTCCTTGCATTTGGTGCAGGTTTTTGTTTCCATTATGGTGATCCCGTTCCGCGGACATCGCCGGTGTCGACACTGAGGATGAGTTTACCCATTTGATAGTCGCCATTAAACGTGTTCGACTCAAAACGCAACCGCATTTCACGACGCTGTTCACGCATGTCAATTTTCAAAGTGGTGGGATCGAAATTGTATGGCAGAGAGGGCTGATCCGTTTCATCGGCATAACCCTTACCTGTAACAATCACATCCATTTGTCCATTTTGAACAAAGTCAGGCTCAATACGCTCTAAGCGTGTCCAGTTGTTGTCACCCGGCTGTTGAGTCGATCCAACCAGCCCAGCCAAACCACCAAGGCTTGGTGTCTCAAACATCGAATAGATCGCATCGACGTTCGTCAAATAAACCTGATCTGTGCCGGTTTCGTGTTGCCACACTGTATAGCCATTGGCATACAAAGTTGTGGCCCCTACGGCCGTTCCTGTGGGGTTGTTGACGGTGTATGTGCCAGTCCCACCGGTTCCAGTTCCTTGAGCGGTGATAACCATCTGATCTAAGACACCCAGACCTTGCAGAATCTGACCCACAAAAATGGTTCCGTAGTTCATGGCGGTGACCGTCAACGTCGTACCGCTCACCGAGCCTTCAAACGAAACAATCGGAGTGGCGTCCGTGCCGCCCCAAATTGGTTTGGGGAAAACTTCGGTGAAGATACCAGCCGAGCGACGAGAGCCGGGTGCAGAGCCTGCGTCATACCACGTCTTCTCACGCACGTTGTAGATGATCGCATCGGTGCATTCTGTAGCGTCACCGCGGGGATAGAACCACCAAATTTCACCCCAGCGAGGAACCTTTGTACACCAGACTTTTTGACGCTGTTGGAGGTTGACGTTATCAAAAAACCAGTTGAAGTTTTGCGTGTTTGGTATTTCTTGAACAGTACCGTTGTACATCAAGAACCGGTCAACGCCGCACCAGTAATAGATGCCGTCATACTCAATGACAGAACTGGACGACATGATCGAACTTTGCTGGGTCAATAAGTCATAGCGCCAGTAGAGCGTAGACGTTCCCACGTTTTGGGGCGCATAGGACACACGGATAACCGAATCCAGCGACCAAAACAGCCCAGAGGGTGATGTAGTACCACCACGAACTGGAAGCCCCTTCACGATCTTTGTAGAGGCTACGTTGTTGGCGTTTGAGTCAGCACTTGTCCAGTTGGTAAAGTCGCCAGCCGCACAGTTTTGGATCAACCCGTTGTTGCCGTACACGAACAAATAGGGATAAAGCATCACAACACCGCCGGACACGGAGATGTTGTTGTCAAAGGTCAATGTCACCGTGCCGGATGCGGTGGCGGCGTTGTTCAAAGTTGCCGTCCAGACACCGGCTACAGTGTTGGCAGACACCACATAAGTGTTGGCAGGGATACCAGTTCCGGTGACGGTCACACCCGCCCCAATCCCAGAGATGGTGGTAGCGAACGTGACTGTCTTTTGTGTTGCAGTCGTTGTCCCTGCGGCCGTAAAAACACCGACGGGCGCTAGAGTTGTACCAGTAAACGGCCCGAACAAAGGACGTGTATTGACGGTGCTTGAGATGAAGTTCAGATTCTGTCCGGGGTGGGCGATCAACTGAAGAGCATTCCCGCCGGTTGAGTCCCAACCAATGTCAAACTGCCACAAGTTATTGGCGTTTGGGGTGAACGATGAACTCAGCGAGAACGGTGTTGGCCCAGTACCAATAGCAGTCACGTTGTTGGTGACCCATTGTTGAATGCCTGCGCTGTAGCCCGAGATAATGTAGTTGAGGCCGTTTGAAGCGCTCATGGTAAGACCACGAGAAATACCAGAGGCGTTCAGAAAGGCGCCGGTGTAGCCGCCGATCTTTCTGGGTAGGCCACGCTGAAAGCGAACCCATTCGCCGTCAACGTAAGTGTCAGAGGCGAACTGAGTACCGTCCCGCTGTATGCCGGGGCCGACTCGTAGGGCTATGACTTTAGATGTCAAAACGAACCCCCGCTGATGCCACTCAATACAGTCAATCCAGTTGAACTGAAGTAAGCCTGCTCAGAGCCGTTGATTGTGATACCCACTTGGTTTGAGTTGGGCAGATACAAACCAGTTGTCAGGTTACCCACAAAGTTCAGCGACGGGTTAGTTGATGATCCCACGCTCAAGGTCAGCGAGGTGACGTTGTTGGACACAGTCGAAACAGCATAGACGTTTGTGCCATCGCACACCATCGCAACGGTTGAGCCATTGGGGATAGTTGTTGTTGCACCACCGCCAACGCTTGTCTTAAAGGTCAGCGTGTATGAACCAGTTGTGTTGTTGGTGATGACATAAAACTGAACCGTGGAAGGAACAACCACGTTTGTGTTTTGGCTCAGGACACCTGAGTATTCTTGCAACGTATAAGAGGCTTGGCTGGATGTCAGCGTAATCGTGGCGCCAGCGCCGGTCACTGAGATTTGTTCTTGCGTGAAAGAGAAGATCGCGCTTTGGCCATAGCCCCAAGAGTTGTATGTTGACGTACCGTCGGACACCAAGGCAAATGACTCACCGATTTGCAACTGGGTTGAATTTGAAATGCCGTCAATCGTGTCCGAACCAGAGGTCTGAACCGTCAAGATACCGGTGCCGTTGTTCTTGACAATGGTGAACCAATTCGCGCCAACACCTGATGCACTTGGCAAAGTAATCGTGCCAGCACCACCTTCCCACACAGACAACTGTGACTGAGCGTTTGCGCTCAGGGTAGAACTGGAGTAGTAACTGGTGATGGGTGTGATGGTGTTCAGCGTTGCGCCCAGAGCCTCTAAGCCATATCCAGCCAACTGTGAGGCGTTGGCGGATGACGTACCAGCACCCAACTGAACCTCAGTCCATGTACCGTTGACAGTTGAGTTGTTTGTCAGCCAAATGTAGTACGCAATCCCGGAGGCCACGGACACGATGGTGTTGCCAGAAGTGTCAGCCACCGTGAATGAGTTTGAACCCACGTTGCGCACGATGATGGCTTGGCCGGTCGACACCTGAGTGGCTGGGGGCAACTCCAAGAGCAAAGCGTTGGCGGTGATTGTCTCAGCCGTGCCGATTGTTTGCGAGATGCTGATGGTGTATGTGCCTGTGCCGCCAGAACCGCTTCCAAGGGCTGTAATGGTCGTTCCTGAAGCGATATTCGTTCCGGTGATCACTTGACCTATGGCAATCGTTCCAGAGGTCACAGAGGTCACAGTCAACGTCACGCCTGAGATTGTTCCGCGGAAAACCGCACCACCGATGGTGGCAGTCACGTCAATGATGTTGGCCGAAACAACCGTGTTGTTGCCGTTGATGGGCCACGACAAGGGCGTGTTAGCGCTGATCGTCAGCGACTCGTAAGAGACTTGGCTCGGTGAAATTGTTTGGCCGGTAAACGGACTGATATATGTGGTCATGGTTTGCCTTAACTGTCAACAGCCACCGCAGAACGGTCGCCAACGCGGGATACGTCTTCGGTCTTGAGGGCGTTCAATGCTTCGGTAAACATCTGACTCCACAGAGCCAAACGAGCATCGTTCTTCAAGAATGGGGCTGTTTGTTTCAATGTGCCAAACAGCATGGCATTGGGTGCATTCTGTGTGAGCCAGTTGGTTTGGTTGTTTGAGTCCAGCGGCTGGAGTCGGGTGTAGCACAAAGCCTCAAAGCTGTATGCCGCATCAGGTGTAGGCGCCACAAACCAATGGTCGTAATCGTAGTCAGCGTAATACAGCGGCTGTGCGGTTGCGCTCACCACGGGCCAGTAGTTGTTTAGGTATTCCAGTTTGCGCAGCAGCAAGGGCTGTTTGTTGCCAGAACCGTCCACCAGTGTCATGGACACAGTCTTGCGCCAACGTGCGGGCTTTTGGATAACTGCGCTACCAGCTTGGAGGGTTGAATCAACAACTTCCAGTTGACCCAATGTTTTGATTTCTTGGGCGATCTCAAACTCAGCCAAAGAAATGGCTGTGGGGATGAAATTGACGACCGCTTGGTCTTGCCGCTCCAAGTACTGAAGGACGGTACTCGTGAGGCTGTCGTAGGTCAGTACAAATGAGGGCGTGGTCATGCTTTATTTTCCCATTAGGCGGTCAGAACAGCAAGGGCTTGCTCTGCGTGTTTGCGGCGGTCTTCCAGCCCAATTGTCCCACCATTGATGATCTTTGTGCACTTTATGAAGTCCCAAGCTTCCGCGGGAGCGTTCAACTTGTGCGTGTCCCAAAACCACCCAGCGGTCAGGGCTGCGTATTCTGGGGTGGCGATGAGTTCGGGGTGCATGACGAAGTCGAACCCGAGCGCTTGTCCCGCGTGATAATAATTTGCGTGGCCGGTAAGCTGAACGCATCCCCGCCCTCGAAAACGAAACCCGTCGCCAGAAGCTTCGTCACGGTTGCCCATTCGGTTTGCGTAAACC